TCAAGAGGATAAAGTTGTTCTGTGGATAAAATCCAGTCGGTGGGTCAACATTCTCCGCGAAGCGGTTCAGTTCTGCTATGTATCTGTAATTTAAACAGTAGGTTAAACGTGAAGATAGCCAAAGGATATCTTTAATTTGACCATCATAAAAAAAAGGCCATTTTATCCGGAAATGGCAGAAATCTACCGGCCGTAGCAGGGTGGCGACACGCAACCCTTCCTTGGGGTTAACACACCAAACTTACAACCGACTTCAGGCTGGTTGTTATCGCACCATAGATTAAAATTTCAATGAACAAAGGGCAAAATAGTCCCTTTTATGTGGTATTTTAGTGGTCTTATAGTATCCGAAAACCATCTCACTCAAAATAATAATCAACTGTCTGTGAAGTATAATTACGCCTATATCTATTCTGCGCTGCAAGGCCCATCAAAGCCCTTAACGCATCTGGCGCGTAGAAAAATTTACGGCGGGTCGCTTGCCGATCAGTTAAAGTCATCCTCCCTAACTGGGAAGCTAAAATCCCCGAATGAATCTCTAAAGCTTCGTCACCGACCCACTGCTGAATGGTTAAAATGCCCGTATTCCAATCCATGGTTAACGCCGGCAGCAGCGTAATCTGTGTTATATCGCGTGCCTGGGTGTAATTTTCTAACAACCGGCACATGCTTTCCATCGCGTTATCATCGGCGTCACTTGTGTTAAAATACCACTGCCAGCAAAAAAAACGTCTGGACAATTCAACAAGCTGGTCAAAAAAGGGTTCAGGCAGCTCGCTTTCAACTTCTCCCAAAAAGACCAGTTTTTTCTTACCTGATTTGGTTCTATGAGGCAGCTGGCAGAAGCAACATCCATAAAACGGAGATTCCTCGGAGGCGGGGCAGATTCCGCCGAAAACCCTTTCAGTTTTTAAAAATGAGTCATTTTCTTTGCTTCTCAATTCGATTTGATCACCGACGCGTATGGCTTTATCGAATTTATCCATATTTTTCCTCTTTTCAGGTAAATTTCGGAAACAAAAAATTAGGTTTATAAAAAGTCAAACAAAGCGAATCGGCACGATCACTTGAGCGCTTTAATAGTTCCCGCATGGTGTCTTTTTTCATGACACGAATTTTACCGTTTTGAACTTCGTACGTCGGGGTCTGAAGTTCCTCTATCAGCATTTCATCGGGGGGCAGCATCGCCCCGGTATCCGTTCGAAGCCATTCCCGACAAGCCCACCAAAGTTGATCACGCAAAATATAAAACTCACCAAGTTCGGTCTTTTCGGTTGGCGACGAAGCAACCTTCACAGGATTAGCAGAACAGCCGGCCCTTTGCATATGAGGAGCAACACCGGCGCCAAGGCCAGTGGCATCGACATTCACCCTCAAAACGTTTCTGCTTTCATATTCAGATACGGCGCGATCACCAGTTGAAATAGTATCTACCCCAGACCAGGCAACCATTTGTTCAACAAAGCCACCATAACGAAAACAGGAAACATTTGAATCAGAGCCAAATTCTCCGACATCCTGCCCCATTATTGCCGATGTTCCTTTAGGCGGTACCTCACCGTTCTCGGCTGCATAGGCATCCCATCTTGAGCGGGCCCGGGCGATCCATTCACGAGAGATAAGTTGGTTGCTGCCGTGGGCCGGATATTCTCCCAAAACCATGTAGCTAAATGCCGGCTCCATAATTTTATACCAGCCGGTCTTTAAAGGCGGATACTCCTGTCCGCTTTGGCTTTTAGCGATAACCCCTTCTAAGAATAGGGGCAATTCAAAGCATTCGCCGTCTTTTTGCTCACCCTCAACCAATGGCCGGGTCCATTCGTTTATTCGCCTGGCGGTAGTTCCCCGAGTTACCGCGCCGGGGATCCTATCTTCTCCCGTGATAACGTTAGGATGTTTAAAAGCGTCCAACTTAACCACATGGGCACGACCATCCCGCTCCATGCGGTAGGCCTCCCCGACTTCGGCACGGGGGTTGAACATTATCAGCAATCTGGCATGGCCACCGGACATACAAGATTCAATACCACGGTAAACTTCATCGGGGACCGCGTCGCCTTCATCGAGAATAAAGAGAAGATGTGGGCTATGCTTGCCGCTGAATCGTGCCTCCCTTTGAGATTCCGTGCCTGAAGAAGGAACTGTTACGCCGGTTAAAAAACTTTGTGCAGATCGTTGAACGTGAAGATTCGTGGCCGTATCAGATTTAAAAATTTTAGGATGTTTTTCAACGATACATCCTATTTCGCCCCACAGAAGCTTTTTCAAGTTGGATTCCGGGGGAGCTGCTGCAGTATACACTTGAGAATCCGGAAAAACTTTAAACCACCATGCAGCAACTCGGGCAGCCCCGTGGGTTTTGCCGGTTGCGTTTGCTGATTTTGCCACGGTAACAGGGTTATTGCATACGGATTCCATCATAGCCTTGACATCGTCGGTAAAGCTTTCGCATAAAATTTCCTCGCCAAATCCAACAGGGTTATCCTGATATTTGGTAAATGCCTGATCAGAATTATCATGTCCGAAGTTTTGATTAATTGAATTTAACAACTGTTCGTAAAGCTCGTTTTTCGCCAAGCTTACGAATGATCTTTGTTCTAACATCTGGATCAACTTCCCCGATTGCTGTTAAAATTTCGTCCTGGAATTCCTGAGCAGCCCTTAAATCATACAACGCCTGAAACATATCCAATTGCAGCTTTAATTGATTGCGGATTTCACCCATCGCCTGAAGGGCTAATTGGCGCGGATCTTTAAATTTGACCTCTTTGATCGTGAGGTCCTCATCACCGATTCGAATCCTTTTGACCTGATTTTCAAGAACCTGCAAAGCGTCATCCTCTCCCCGGTTCCAACGCATGAGCAAATCAAGGATCTCATTGGCATATTCATTTATCTTCGAGAGCTGCGCCATAGCGTCTATTTTCCGATCAACAACCGCTTCAACCTTTTTTGCAATCACAACCTTTGTTGTTTTGCCCCGGAGTTCTTGGAGTCGCTTGCTAACCGCCTGCCGGCTTACACAAAGTTCCTTAGCCGCTTCAGACTGGCTCATTTTTTGGCTGTCAATTAATTTTAAAAGCGCACGGTCATTGATTTTAGGTGGTCTCATAGTTGACAACTCAGTTGACAGGTTGACAGATTTAGAAATGCTCAGTTTATAACCAATTTTGTCAGAGTGAGATTTTCCATAGCGTTTTAAAATGGGATGCCATCATCCTGCTGCGGTGTGTAGTGCTCTGATAAATCTTGATTTTTGAATGTCTGAGGACCGCCTTTACGCGCCTTGAAATTCTGTTTCTGCTGCTGCCCCGGTCCCTGTTGCGGCTCATCGATATAGCCCTCGCTGCTTAATTGAGTGACAATAAACGTACGAACATGCTCGCGCTCCGGGGCGGTTAGAAACATCTGGTCATAATATTTGGTTTCTCCGCCCTCTTCGGTTTTGAGTTGCGGAAAAGAGAACCACAGGCCGTTGTTGCCGTTCATCAGTCGACAGCCTTTAATGGTTAAACCGTGGTACCTGAGATCAAAAAAACCTGAAATTGAACCGCTGTTAAATGGTTTAAAATTTAATGCTGAGATCAATTTTTGCACCCCATTTGCACCCTGTTAGATTTTATTGTCAGAATTTATTATCATTACAATATATTATAAAATATGGCCTTCGGATTATATATCCGATAACGATTTTATCACGCCATCGGCGACCGTGTCGGGATTGGTAAAATCAGTGGCCCGGTATCATTCCATCCAGGCTTCGAACTCGGACAGCTTAACCAGCACCCGGCCCGTGGATCCGCTTTTGCCCGGAAGCTTGAAGCACGGCAGCCCGTTATTGCGGATGTGATAGCGCAATGTCGAGGCTCCCATGTCCGCGTAAGCGGCCAGGTTTTTAAGGCTTAGGTATTTGTCTGTGTTGGCCATAATAGCGTTAGCGCTTATCCGTTGCCCTTAGTGTTAGCGCCCTGTTTTATCCTGTGAAGAGGGGAAAACACAGGGAAAAATGCTGAAATTTAATATGATTAAGGGCTTTAAACCTCTTTTTTATCTCCCTTATCTCTCTTAGCTCCATTAGCACTCTTATCCCTCTTATCCCCCTTATCCTCCTTAGAATGATTTCAGGCACTTACAAATCCGCCTTTTTTTCATTTTTGCCGTTTACAATGGCAACTCGCTTTGTTCAGAATTTAAGGGAGATAAGGGGGATACATTCCGCCCCCCCCTATAGTAGACGTGATGCCAGCGCCTATTGATCAGTTTTGAGTCAAGCCCCGGTATCTTTAATTTCGCTTTTTTAATGGTATCGGTATTAATGCCCTCGGCCTCGGCCATATCGTAAACCGACTTTGACGGAATTTCTCTTGTGGTTGAAAATAGGTCGAGCAGGAAGGCCTCAGCCCTGCTAATTTCGGATGGCGAAGCATCGTTTTCGGGGTAAATTTCCAGCACCCCATGAAATAGAGCTGTGTTAAGTATTGGAGTTT